TTCGAGCATCGCAGCTATGGGGATGAGTTGGCGAGGTGTCAGCGGTATTACTTCCGTCACAATCAGAATGGAAACACAAGTCAATTCATGGCTCATGGTACAAGTAGTCCAGGTGGAATACAAGTCATGGTTCATTTCCCTGTTGAAATGAGGTCTATACCCACATGTAATACAACAGTAACAAACCCTTACTGGGAGTCTAACCCTTGGAATGCGGTAGGTGCCACAATGAATGTTACATCTATAAATTCAGGTCACTTAGGTCTAAATGGAGGTGACTTTATGATTTTTCAGAATAATGGCGTTGTGAGGGGTGATACTTATAACGTAGGCTCCGAAGACTTTGAATTTGATGCGGAGCTTTAAGGATGAGCAGTATGAACATTACTTCTGCCCAATACCTCCAACTTATGGGGGAAAACAGTTGCATTTGGGCAACCATCGACGGCGTAGAAATGTCTGTCCCCCTCGACCCAGCCAACCGCCACTACGCCGAGATCATGCGGCAGGTGGCTGCTGGTACGTTGACCATACAGGATGCTGACTAATGCTCTTTGGCTCTACACCCTTTTCAGTTAATGCATTCGGTGCTGGCGGTGAAGTACGTTTTGACGTAGCAGGTGTAGCAGCCACAGGCAACACCAACACCGTAGTAACTGTGTCTGCAGCTAACACAGGCTTGACAGGCGTACAGGCTACTGGTGTAGCAGGTAACGTTGTTGTAGTAGCTGAAGCAAATACAACTGTAGCTAGTGTCTCCAGTATTGCAACCTTAGGTAGCGTAGTAGTAGATGCACAAGCCGTAATTAGTGCACAAGGACTTGACTCTCAGGGTTATATAGGTATAACTACTGTATTGGCTAAAGCTAACCTTAGCCTAGTTGCACCTTCTCTAAGTATTACACTAGGTACTACAGAGGTCACAGCTGATGCAGTCGTACTGCCCTTAGGTGTAGCTGCCAACAGTAATACCCCTACAGTCACAACTAAGACAGAGAACGTATTCTCTATTGTTAGTGCAGGCCTAGTCATACGTACTAAGGTTCCTACTGTTATTGAGGGTGCCTTTGACTATGAGAGCATTAAGCATCTATACTATAAGCCACGTGTCGTGTACACTATCGCTGAAGATGGTAGTAACGTAGTGCACGTACAGCCAGAGAACAATGTCGTGTATATCGACGAACAACAAGGTAGCAATACCGTCTATATTGCAGCTTAAGGATGAACCATGGCATATAAGTGGCCCGACAAAGATAAAGATGAGATTACTGACTTCAGTGTAGACTGGTCCCGCTTCCTGAGTGGTGACACTCTGTCAGCTGCAATTTGGTTCATCAAGGACTCTACAGACACAAAAGTAAGACTTTCTGATGCTCAAGTAGTTGAAGGCCTACAGTTTGTTACTGGTACTATCTCAGGGCAAGTAGCTACGGCTCGTTTCTCCTTAGGTACAGACAATGTACGGTATACCGTTGTATGTCAGATCACTACAGGTAATGGCTTGCAGTATGAACGTTCCATCTTTCTACGTGTACGGGAGAAGTAAGCCATGTCATATGATTATATCAGTATCGTTAATGACGTTAACCGCCGCCTCAATGAGGTAGAACTTACAGCAACTAACTTCCCTTCAGTCACAGGCTTCTACAGCTTCGCTAAGGATGGTGTCAACGCAGCTATTCGTCATATCAACCAAGAAGAGTTTGAGTGGCCGTGGAACCACGCTGAAGAGACAGAGGTATTACTACCTGGTACTGTACGTTACTCTATGCCTTACGACTCTAAAACCATAAACATGAACACATTCCGCATCCGTGCCGATTCTGCATTGGATGTAGATACCATTAAGCTTAAGTCTATTAGCTACGAAGAATGGCTTGACAAATATGCGGATTCAGAGTATAACTCTAATACTGACAACAGAGGCATACCTAAGTATGTTGTACGTACAATTAGTAGAGAGCTTATCTTCTACCCTGCACCAGATAAAGCATATGAAGTCGTATATGAATACTTCCGTACAGGCTATGACCTAGAGAAAGCTACAGACGTACCTTCACTCCCTGAGCAATACAGATATACCATTGTAGATGGTGCCATGTATTACGTCTACCAGTTCCGTGGTGACATGCAGGCCGCACAGCTCTCACTCCAGAAGTTTGAGCAGGGTATCAAACAGCTTCGTAGCTTGCATATTAACCGTACTGACTACCTTAGAGACACACGAGTGCGATTCTAATGGCTACACAATGGCAGACATTCCCTATTGAGTTTAGAGGTGGTCTCATCTCAAACCTTAGCCCTCTGCAGCAGGGCACTAATGCCGTGGGTTCAGCTACCATTCTGCAGAACTTTGAAGCTACCAAAGAAGGTGGCTACTCTAAGATTAGAGGCTACGAGAAGTACAGCAATGAAACCCTCCCTGGGTCAGGGCCTGTACTTGCACTTAAGGTTATTAGCTCTGGGCGTATTGTTGCAGCAAGGCAGAATGCATCTAATGTAACTCAGTACTACTATAGTACAGGTGGTGCTTGGACTTCTATGGGTGCTCTATCTTTGCTTGGCGATAAAGCTAGACATACCATGTATAACCTAGATGGTACAGACAGGGTTTTATTTGTTGATTCCTTCAATTACCCTATTACGTATAGTACCAGTGGCAACACAATCACGACCATCAATGGCCTGTCTGATGTACAAGGTGCTACGCATGTAGCTGTCTTTAAGGATACAGCCTTCTACGCTAAAGATAACGTTGTGTACTTCACTGCACCTTTTAGTGTAGATGATTTTAGTTCAGCCAACGGCGCTGGGTCTATCAACGTTTCATCTGAGATAACTGGCCTAGCCGTCTTCCGTGATCAGCTCATCATCTTTACCTCTGACAGCATTAAGCGTCTTACGGGTAACACATCATCTGACTTCCAAGTAGCACCTATTACAGATCGTATTGGCTGTATCAATGGTGATACTATCCAGGAAGTAGGCGGCGACATTATGTACCTGGCCCCTGACGGTATCAGACTACTTAGTGCTACTGACCGTATTGGTGACTTCGGCCTAGACATTGCATCAGATCCTATCGCTAAGGATGCCACTACATTCTTGGGTAGCACCCCTAACTTCTCCTCCGTGCTTCTACGTGAGAAGGCTCAGTATCGCATCTTCGCTTACATCCAGTCTGAACAGTCTGCTGCAGCTAAAGGTCTTATCGCTACTAAGTTTATCTCTCAGGGTGCTACAGGCATTAGCTGGTCTACTACCTTTGGTATCAAGGCGTTTGTAGCTGACAGTAGGTACTCAGGTACAACTGAGACGGTTGCATTCGCTAATACAGACGGTTATGTTTACATCATGGAGACAGGCTCAAGCTTTGATGGGGAAACCATTGATGCTATCTATGAGTCTCCTTACATGCCTGTTACTGATCCTCAGATGCGTAAGTCATTCTACAAGATGACCTTGTATGCTGAGCCTTCTGGTACTATGGAGCTAGACCTTAACGTAAAGTACGACTTTGGTACTACATCTAATACAGGCCTCATCCAACCTACTACACAAACCATATCCAGTACGGGTGCTAAGGTGTCCATCTTTGGTTCATCTAGCTCTATCTTCAGTACTTCAGCTTATGGTGGCCAGCTAGACTTAGTATACCCTACCAACATTATTGGTTCAGGTAAGACTATTGCTATACGTGTGGAGGACATCTCTACTAACCCTACATTCACTCTAGACACAGCCCTGCTAGAGTTTAGACAAAACGATAGACAGTAAGGACTAAAACATGGCAGGTTATACACGTCAGGATACTTCAAACAACATCTCCAACGGTAACGTTATTGATGCCGACGACTTTGATGCGGAGTACAATGCTGTAGAAGCTGCGTTTAACGCTACATCGGGTCACACACATGATGGTTCAGCTGGTGAGGGTGCTCCTATCACTAAGATGGGGCCATCACAGGATCTCATTGTTTCAGGCACCCAGGTACTCCCTAAAGTATCCAACACCCTAGATCTAGGCTCAGCTGCTGTACAGTTTAAGGATGCCTTCTTTGATGGTACTGTAGATACAGATGACCTTAATGTTTCTGGTGCAGCTACCGTTGGTTCTACATTGGATGTAACAGGTGTAGTCACTGCTCCTAGTGGTGTAGTAGGTGACGTAACAGGTGATCTTGTAGGCGATGTTACAGGTACAGTAAGTAGCATTGTTAACCACAACACAGACGCCCTAACTGAAGGCTCAACCAATCAGTACTTTACACAGGGTAGAGCACGTGTCTCTATCTCAGCTACAGGGTCCATCCAGTATAACAACCAGACAGGTGTTATGTCATTCACACAAGGTGATACGGATACTGTAAATGAGGGTAATACTAACCTGTACTACACTAATGCACGTGCTGCAGCAGCTATCTCTGTAGTCGATACTGGCGGTGATGGCAGTTTGTCTTACTCTAGTGGTGTCATTACATATACAGGCCCCAGCGCATCTGAAGTACGTGCTCACTTGAGTGCAGGTACAGGTGTAACTTACTCCTCAGGTCAGTTCTCTATTGGTCAGGCTGTAGGAACCTCCTCTAATGTCACATTCAACAATGCTGTTATCAATGGTAACCTCACAGTTAATGGTACTACCACAACAGTAAACTCCAATGACGTGAACATTGGTGATGCTACCCTTACGCTTAACTCAGATGAAACAGGTACACCTACCCAGAGTGCGGGTATTATCATTGAGCGTGGTACTGCAGCCAATAAGTCCTTCCTGTGGGATGAGACTGAGGATGAGTGGTCTACATTTGGTGAACGCATTAAAGCGGGTAACTTCGAGGGTAGCCTAACGGATAGCCATGGTGTAACAGGTGGTGTAATCCCTCCTGGTGGTATTATCATGTGGTCTGGCTCCGTTGCTAGTATCCCTTTGGGGTGGTATCTGTGTAACGGCAGCAACAGCACACCAGACTTGCGTAATCGCTTTGTAGTAGGTGCTGGTGGCTCTTATAACCCTGGTAATACAGGTGGTGCTGACAGTGTAACTCTATCCACATCACAGATCCCAGCTCACAGCCACTCAGGGTCCACAGGGTCTTCGGGCAGCCACAGTCACTCAGCGTCCACAGGCTCAGCGGGTAGCCACACGCACTCGGCGTCCACCAACACTGTGGGCGACCACACGCACGACGAATACCACTACAGCACAAACGGCTCTGGCGATGGTGTCGGGCCGGGCGCGTCATGCTGCGGCGGCACAGTCAAAGACGGTGGCATCGACACAGGCCCAGCAGGGTCACACAGCCACACAGTCAGCGTCTCTTCGGCTGGTGCCCACACGCACTCCGTTAGCGTCTCTTCTGCTGGCGACCACACACACTCCGTTTCTATTGGAAATACAGGTAGCGGCGGCTCACATGAAAACAGGCCTCCGTACTACGCCCTTGCTTACATCATGAAAGCTTAAAACATGTCTAATTTCTATGAAAAGCGTATGGAGATATGCAAAGGGTGCGATCACTTTAGAGCTGTTCTAGGGGATAAAGTGTCTGTATGTAATGTATGCGGCTGTTTGATGCAACTCAAAGCTCGTATTGCCTTTGCTGAATGTCCAGAAGGTCATTGGGGTAAAGAGAAGGAACAGTAAGTCTAATGGGCCAGACTACCTTGACACCAGAAGAACTAGAAGCTATGCTAGATCGTGCAGCTAGACGTGGGGCCAAAGAGGTGCTCCATGCTCTAGGTCTACATGATGAGACAGCAGCTAAAGACATCCAAGAGATGCGTAACCTCCTAGACTCATGGCGTGAAACTAGACGTAGTATCTGGATTACAGCAGTACGTGTATTCACCGTAGCAACATTAACTTTCATTGCAGGTGCCGTGTGGATGCACTTAGGCGATAAGTAAGGAATACTTAAATGGCTAAACGATTTGGTGGCTTCACACCTGAACAACTAGGTAAGATTGTACCTGAGATGCAGGGTATGCAGGCTGACGAACAAGCTAAGTTCCTTGCTGCTACTCCTGGTGCAGCTGCACGTGTAGGTCGTATGACTGAAGTAGCCCAGCAACGTATTGATGGTGCAGTAAAGGGCTTTGCTCAGGGTGGTACTGTAGGCCCCACACAACCAGACTATGCAGCACAAGCCAAAGCTGCACAGGAGAATATCTACAAATCAGAAGACCTTGTAGGTGGCTATACTCGTGAGCTTGAAGCTTTGCCTGCTGGTGACCCAAAACGAGCCGACCTACAGAAGCTCATCAGTGAAGAGTCAAAGACGCTAAACAATTACCTCTCTGATATGACCACTGCACAGGCCAGGCTGCAGGATGTGCAGCAACAGGAAGGTGCAGAACAGTTTGCTGCCTTTAAGTCTGATCCAAAAGGACAGGTTGAGGCAGCTAATGTAGCTAAGATTGCTACAGACCCTAATCAGCTTATGGATACTTCTGTAGGTCAGCTCACAGGCACAACACCTACAGCAGCCACTACAACTGCGGCTACACCTACTAGCACGGCAGCTCCTACAGTGGATGCAGCTCCAGTAGTTACTACAGATGTTGTTACAAAGGACATTCAAGACACAGTAGGTAAGCTTGTAGCCGCTACAGGTAAGCCCAGCGCTGATGCTCTCGCAGATGCAGCTACTATGTCACCTCAACAGCTTGCACAGCTAGGTCTTAATGCAGAGCAGATCCAACAAGCCCAGACAGTCCAGGCACCTAGCGCTCGTACTGTACAGACAGGTGAGCTTATTAGTGGTTCCTCCGTAGACATGACCCGTGTAGATCAGGCAGTCAACTTCGCTGCAGCTACAGGTGCACCATCTACTGATGCTACTGTACAAGGGCAGCTTACTGGCTTGATGAAGCAGTTTGAAGGTGCTGAGCCTCCAGCTTGGGCTGCGGGTGCTATGAGAGCGGCTACAGCACAGCTCGCTGCACGTGGTTTGGGTGCCTCTAGCATGGCAGGACAGGCTATTGTACAAGCTGCCATGGAAAGCTCCTTGCCTATCGCCATGCAGGATGCACAGACTGCCTCTTCTTTTGAGATGCAGAACCTGAGTAACCGCCAGCAGACAGCTTTGTTTGGTGCTCAGCAACGTGCTAACTTCCTGAACTTGGAGTTCTCACAGGACTTCCAGACTCGTGTAGCTAATGCATCTCGTATCAGCGACATTGCCAATATGAACTTCAATGCTGAGCAGCAGATTGCTCTAGAGAATGCTCGTATGGCTCAGACTGTTGATCTGACTAACCTAGGTGCAGCAAACGCTAAGATTATGGCTGATGCAGCGGCTATGTCTCAGGTTGATATTGCTAACCTCAACAACCGCCAACAGGCTCAGGTGCAGCAAGCACAGGCATTCCTCCAGATGGATATGGCCAGCCTTAACAATGAGCAACAAACTAATGTGTTCAAGACACAGCAGGTTGCTAATGCTATGTTTACTGATCAGGCTGCTATCAATGCTGCAGCACAGTTTAATGCCTCGTCTGAGATGCAGGTAGACCAATTCTATGAGAACCTAGCTGCTACTGTATCTATGTTCAACGTAGAGCAGAAGTCTACTGTAGATCGTTTCAATGCTGGTGAAGCAAATGCACAGGCACAGTTCAATAGCAGCATCGTCAATCAGCGTGAACAGTTTAATGCATCTAACTCTCTGTTGATTGAGCAAGCTAATACTGTATGGGCACAGAGTGTAGCTACCCTTGACACAGCAGCTCAGAACCAAGCTAACCGTGATGAAGCCATGGCAATGAATGAGATGTCTGCTACTGCATTTAGTGCTATGCTACAAGAAAGCAGAGACCTTATGAGTTTTGCTTGGCAGACGGGTAACAATGATGCAGACAGAGCTACACAACTCGCTATCGCAAACATCCAATCAGCAGACGCTAAAGCAGCAGCCTCAGCTTCGAAGAGCTCTAGCTTTTGGAGTAGCGTTGGTAACTTTGCTGCCGCTTGGGCAAAGTCATAAGGTACAGGATAATAACATGGCAGATCAATACAACTACTCCTTTGACGTTAATGCATTCCTTGAGACTGTTAAGGAAGACATTGCAGCTACTCCTGAACCTACGGGCGTCATGGCTCCATCTAAAGCTAAAGCTAAGGAAGTACCTGAGGTATCACCTTTCGAGAAGCTTAAGACAGACTTCGCTAAGGCAGTACAAGGCTCTTATGCTGATCCTGAAGAGCTGAGACGTATTTACAGTGAAAGACGTAAGGCAGATCCTGTACCTACACGTGAGATGACATTGGCTGACTGGGATGCAGCCGCTAAGCGTAGTGCAGATGAAGTAGCACAAGCACGTGAGATGGCTGGTATTACACGGTCACGTACTACAGATTATGCAGGTAACCCTCCTGCTGATCCAAACTGGATTAACCGTCAAGCTATTGTACGGGATGACATGGGTGGTGTAGCTATTAAGCAACCTGAGCCTGTAAGTATTATTGGAGAGCAGCCGCCTAAAGTACGTCCTGTAGGGCGTGAGGATATGCTTGAAGGTGCTGGCTTAGCGTCACCTATGGGCGGTCCTAACAGAGGTTCAGTACGTCCTGCTGAAGAGGAAGAAGCTACTACAGGTGAAGGGCTTATGAGTCGTGGCCCTGCTAAGAGAGCTAAAGCAAAGAGTACAAACATACAACCTTCTGTATTCACGGAAGAGTTTGTTGAGCTTATGGCTGAGTCAGAAGGTACCACAGACCACACTGCATCTGAAGGTCAGTTTACTTATGCTTATGGTATTCTCCCTGCTACAGCAAAGAGCCTCGGTGTAGACCCAGATGATTATAGCACTCGTAAAGAGTTTGCTACAGCTGTGTACGGTAAGATGTATTCAGGTGCAAAAGAGTCTTACCCAGAGGTATTTAAGGGTCTAGACAAAGAGAGCACAAAAGGCGTACTGTCACTATACATTAACCTAGGTGGGTTGCCCTCATCCGTGGAAGACGCTTTGAGTGGAGAAGAGAAGGACATCAGTGCTGCTGCAGACTCATTGAAGAATGTAGTCCACTTTACGGTTAGGAAGGGCGCAGATAAAGGTACGAAGTATGCCTCTAAAGGCTTATCTAAACGCAGAGCAGAAGAGTTTAACATCCTGATGAGAGGGCAAGAGAGCTTCAAGCCAGTCACTACAGTGGCAGTGGAAGGCACTAAAGATAAACCTGTCTTTGTATGGCAGGATGAAGATGGACAAGAGGTTAAACGATTTGCATCCTCTCGTAAGCTTAGCCCAGACAACTCCATGAAAAGTATAGGCCTGTAACTAATGCTAGGACTTCCACTTGAACTCGTAACTATGCTAGGCTCCACTGTTCTCGGTGGGGTCATGAGCATTTGGGGCCAGTCTATTAAGGCTAAAGAAGCTCAACAGAAGATGCTCATGGAAAGAGCTAACTTCAATGCACAACAAGTCAATACAGCACGTGAAGCGGGCAAGACAGACTCACACTTCGCTTGGACACGTAGACTGATTGCACTCTCAGCTGTATTCTCAATTATTGTCTTGCCAAAGATGGTAGCTGTGTGGTACCCTGAGGTCAGCGTCATTGTAGGTTACACGGAAGTCAAAGGTGGCTTCTTCGGCTGGCTCTTTGGAGGGCAAGAAGCTGTACAATGGAGAGCCGCACAAGGCTTCGTTATCACACCCCTAGACACACATATCGTATCCGCTATCGTAGGTCTGTACTTCGGTGCAGGCTTCACTAAATAAGGTAAGACACATGGCAAGTCCACTATCTCAACCCATTCCTGGTCAATCTCTGACTGATACACCTAAGGCTGCGCCATGGGAGCGTCCACCTGAGATGGTAGAGCCTCGTGATATCCTTGAGTACTACATCAAGAAGCTGGACGATGACGAGCTCATGCAGGACTTGAGTGTTGTATTTGAGCTTGGTGGTGATCTTAAGACTGTAGTAAGCAGCCTGACGCTCATTGAAGCTCAGAAGGGTACACATACAGTAGATGCTGGTATGATAGTAGCTCCTATGGTTGCTACATACATTAAGCTGGCTATGAATGAGCTAGGCATTGAACCTAAAGAAACAAACCGTGACTACAAGAAAGAAGCCACAGAACGTGAAGAGAAGCGTCTGCGTCTACTTATTGCTGATGCTATTGAGAAAGATGCAGCAGATGGTGGTACTTCTTCTGGCATCCTGGAAGAGCTCTCAGGGCAAGAACCTGCTGAGGCACCTATGGAAGAACCCATGGAAGAGCCAGCAATGGAAACAGAACAACCAGAAGAGCCAATGGGCCTCATGTCGAAAGGTACAGTATAATGGGTATTGACTTCACGGCCTTTGCACAGGGCTTCCTCGAAGGTACTACAAAGCAAATCCTAGAGCGTAAAGCTAAAGCAGCTGATTATGAAGACAAGCAGCGAGAGCTAGCTGAGCGTAACAAGGGTATTGTAGCTAAGCGTAAGGAAGTTGTAGCTCGCTACTCTGGCCTAGCTAACCAAGCTAAGTCACTGGGTGCCTCAGATGAAATGGTCAGTGCTGCTCTAGCATCTGGGCCACAGGGTCTTGTTGATCTCACTAGCAACCTCCAAGGTGTCAAAGAGAAGATGGGCTCACGCTGGACGCCTGAAGTAGCTAAGAACTATGTAGAGCTACCTGAGGGCTTCCAGATGCCTGACATGAACATCAATGAGCAGATTCAGGCTACGTTTGGCCTAGGTAAAGCTGAAGTAGGTTCAACTAAGGTTGACAAGGGTACATTCTTTCAGCGTGGTATGGGCTATGGTGCTAAGGATCGTGTACGTGCTGAGTTGGACAAAGAGGCATTCGACAATGGCTACTCCATCTTGGACATCAATGAACTGGCACAACAGTCTGAGTACCAAAGCTTGAGCTCAGGTTCCTTCATGAACTTCACTACACCTAAGGTCTTTAACCCTGAGGATTCTACTACTGAGTCAGCTAACATTAACCGCATGATGCAGCAGGCTACTGAGTCTGTAGCTTACCAAGAGCTTGAGCAGGAATATAAGACCTTAGCCAATACAGCTGTGTTGCCAGGGTCTCCAGAGGAGGCAACCCGTGATGCACGTATGAAGGATATTCAAAGCCAGCTACGTAATATTCAGCGTGACTTCGTGTCTGACTTCGTGAAGGGCCGTGTAGATACTTTCTCAGGTGGCGGCTACATGGAGAGCATGGGTAATATCATTGATGGCTTCCTAGGTACAGGTGCTTCTTCTGACCTACTTCGTGATACGTATGAAGAAGGTGCTGGTGTACCTGTAGGTGCCGTAGAGGACTTGACTGGCGCAAAGGCTACAGCACCTGAAGTAGCTAAGAACATTGAGACTGCAGGTGGTATGGTAGAGACCTCACCTGATGCTATGGTTAAGATGACGCATGACTCATTGCCCTTCGATGGTGGTTCTGTAGCGTTTAAGACAGACGAGAATGGTAACCCTGTAGAGGCTACTTGGACTATGGATGGTGAAGAGTACACCACAGATAGTGCTGATGGTGTAGCTGCTGTATGGGATACTGTCACTGCTATCAAACCTAAGAGCGCTGGGCGTATGGTTGAGCCTGCTGATTGGGTCACTGAAGAACAGTCAGACACAATGTCTAAGAAGGATCTTCAGGGTATGGGTCTCAAGGGTAGCCCACTAGGTAAACTCGTAGAGTTCCTGCCTTCTGAGGAGCTCAAAGAGCAGGCTATCAAACAGATTGAGATTAAGCGTAATGCTGATCCTGAGGCTTGGTATAAAGTAGTAGTCCCTGGTCTTAACCTCAACCGTCCTATGAAGGTGAAAGGTGCAGACCTGTTCTTCATTCCTGACGATGCTCTTGTACGTGGTTACAACAACATCACTATCGACGAGTTTGGTATGGATGATGACTTGCCTAAGAAGACTTACACTAAGCGGAAGATCCAAAAGACGTATGAGACATATGATGCCGACATGGGTGTATCAGTAGAAGGTGCAGACAAAGCACAAGATACACCTGATGGTTCTGTACGTCCTGAGATGCGTCCTGAAGGCTTGGGAGCCAAACCAGAGGAAGCACCAGCTAAGGAAGGTACAAAGGTAAGTGCAGATCAAGAAAAGGTAATCCAAACCTATGGCCGTGACATCATGAAGTTCATGGAAGAGGAAGGCTTTACTGGTGAGGACTCAGATGAGGAACTTGCACAAGGTCTTGCTGACTGGTATGCTGAGAATAGCGAAAAGCTAGACATCCCCTCATACCCACGTGATCAAGGCCCTATCATTAGCTTGATCAAGCGTTACCTCAAGAAGGACTAACCAATGGCTACTAAGCTTACACTTGAACAGATCCAAGCACAGCTGGGTACTACAAAGGTACCTAGCCCCAGCGCTGTGACATCTATGCCTGAACAGATGGGTAGTACCTTCTCAGCTAAACCTAAAGCAGGTCCGACTAAGCTAAACAAGGATCAGATCCTGGCACAGCTAGGCAAAGGTAAAGTCGATGAAGATGAATACATCTTTGACCCTACTGATGTCCTAAAGAAGGATGACCTTAAGACTGGTGACAGAGCTCGTCGTATCCGTGCACACATGGTAGATAGACATGGTGTAGACTACAGGAAAGAGGCAGGCAAGTCTGATGCTGAGGTAGTTGAAGACTTCATTGACAATATGCGTTGGATGAACTCCAATACTGTATCTGTGGCAGGTGAGGTTCGTTTTATTCATGACGCAAAGGATGACGTCAAGGAGAGAGCCAAGGAAGCATACCAGATTTATGATCAGCTAGGCAACGTCTTCACCAATGATGGCTTTACTGGTGCTGTAGATGGCATGAAGGATTACCTGTTTGCTGCTGTAGCTGACCCGTCTAACTACATTGGTCTTCTCACAGGTGGTATGGGTAAGGCTGCAGGTGTAGGCCTGACACAAGCTGGACGTGCTGCAGTCAAGAAAGCTGCTATTGAAGGCGGTAAGCAGGCACTTAAGAGTGGTGCTACACAAGCTGCAGCTAAGGAAGCAGGCGAGAAAGCAGCTAAAGAGGCGGCTAAACGCTTTGCGGCTAACAACATTAAGACAGCACAATCTGCTACTATTCGTAGGGAAGCTGCTCGTCGTGAACGTGACTTGTTCCTGCTTGAAGCTAAGAAGAAAGCACAGCGTGATGTAGTACGTGCACAATCAGCTAAAGACGGTAAGAAGATCCTTGCCGCTACAACAGCCGCTGATGCTGCCTTCGCTACACTGCATGATTATACTCTTCAAAGCACTCTCATTGAGGCTGGTGCTCAGGAGAACTACAGTGCCATGCAGACAGGCTTTAGCTCATTGCTAGGTGGTGTCGGTGGTCTAGCTCAGCTTGGTTTCGGTAAGTTTGCTGGTGCCTCAGGTCTCTCTGATGCTGACATTAAGCTTAAC